TCTGTTGCTGCTGCTTCTGCGCGTTGATGCCTTGAATGACCTGCGGCAGGTTATAGGCAGCGTCCGGGTTCTGCGACAGGATGCCGACGAGCTTGTTATTGTCCACCTGTCCGGTCGTCGGATCGGTCGCCTGCTGGTAGGCAGCAGAAGTGGCGCGGTTGGCTGCAAGTTGCTGCTGTTGCGCCTGGCCGCTTGCGTTCAGTGCGCGGAATTGCGCAATCGACAGTGCCTGTTGCAATGGATTGGCAGGTGCTGGACGGTTGGCGTTTAGCGCGATGCTGGGGTCAAGTGGCATGTGAATTCCTCAGATCGTGAAGCCATACTGGTTGCTGCCAGAAGCCGCCGAACTGGCCGGCGCAGCGCTACCTGCGTTGTTCGATAGAAGCGCATAGCTCGTGACGCCGTTCGTGATGCCGTTGAGGCCGTTCGCAAGCGCATTTGCACTTCCGATCGTGCCGGCCGCCTGCGCGTTCGCCCCGCTTGTGAGCGTGTTGCCGATATTCCCGACTGCCTGCGCGCCGAGCGAGCCATTCGTCGCCGCGGCGTTCTGCCCGCTGCCAACGATATTCGTGAGCCGGTTCACGTTGTTCGCTGCGCTGCTGTAGTTCGTATTGAAAGTCTGGAGCGCGCGATTGAACACGTCGTTATAGGTCGAATCCGCAAGGCCAGTCGTGTAGCTTGCTGCGCCCTTCATCGCTGCACCTGACACGCCGAGACCGCGCGCAGCGGCGCTATTCTGGACCGACTTCAGACCCTGATTGAGCGTGAACTGATAACCCGGCGTAGAAGCAGCATCTGCCGAGCTCGGAGCGGTGAACTGCTGCGTAAGCATCGGGTTCGCAAGCGCGTTCTTCAGCGGGTCAATATAGCTCTGCCCCAAGTCCATATAGGGCCTGAGATTGGCCTGTGTCTGGTTGTACTGATCGTTCTGAAGGTGAGCGGCATCTTCGGCCGCTTGCGCCTGTGTGTTAGCGGCACTTCTTGAGGCGCTAGAGCTCATAGCGCTCGAAGCCACGCCCCCGACGATTGCCGCGCCGGCTACTGCTGCTGCGACCATGATTTAATCCCCCAGCCACTTTTCGTAGGTCGTCTCGACAGGTTCGAAGTCGAGAAACTTGAACAACGCAGACGCGTCGTGCTGAACCTTGCTGCCAACAGCCCACCGCCTGACGCCGCGGCGCTTCAATTCCTTTTCGACGAAACGGAACATGCGAACGCCAGCGAGCCCCGTCCGTTTGTCCTCGCGCACGAAGAAAATGTCAGGCGAGCACGTCAGGCAGTCGCGGTAATGCAGGCCTGGGGCAATGAAGCACACGAAGTAAGCGACGATCTCGCCGCGCTCGCGGCCGATGACCATCAGCAGAGAGCCGTCGAGTTCACGCGCGCGATAGACCTCAACGACCGGATCGAGCGGCACGCCATGATCCTTGTGGGTCGAGATTTCGCCATAGTGCTGGCGCAGCAGCGGCAGCAGTTCGGCATAGACGCCAGAGAACGGCTCAATGGTGAACGTGATCATCGCGAGGTCCTGATATCGACAACCATGGAGACACGCTCGTCGGCGCTGTTGTTTTCCACCGAATGAACCTGGCTGTTATCGAACCAGAAGCATTCGCCGGTGAGCATGTTGATCTGCTCATCGCCAGCCTTCAGGACGGCGCCGGGCAGGCCATGCAGCACGATATGAAAGCGCGTGTAATAGCGCGTCTGCTCGGGTGTGTCGGCGTGCGCGAAGATCCGGCCGCCGGGGCAAATCTTGTTGATCATCACCCGGCCAAGCCGCTCACCGCCGACGCGCGCCATCAGGTTCATGACGAGCGGTCGCGCTTCGTGCAGCACCTTGTAGGCCGGATAGTCGATTGCCTCGTACTGGTCGTAACCGGCAAGCTGGTTCTGCTTGTAGAGGTCGATCTGCTCTTCAGTGAGCCCTTCGACCTTCTCCGGGAAGCGCAGCATGATCGTCTCGGTCTCGCCGAACGGCCCTTGCGGGTAGTGGCGAAGAAACGTGTCCTCTTTCCAGAGGTCAGGCCGGCGGCGGATCGCGAGCATCAGCGGATTGACGTCAACGCCGTTTGCGAGGAAGTGGAAGTTTTTCATTTAGCTCGGCACGTATTCGATACCGCTGATATTCAGCGTGCAGGCGAGGCCATCGGCGAAAAGCTGTGTGCCGGGCTCAAGTTTGTGGTTCACGATTTCCGGGACAGCGATGGTCGAGCCCGCGCCGACAACCTTGCTCGCGATCTTCGTCGGTGCGCCAGCGGAACCAGCAGTCGGGACCTTGTAGACGTTCACCGTCACCACGGCGCCAGTCGGGTTACAGATGCTGCCCGCGTGGATTGCGCCATATGTGCCGCCCGGCGTCGTGTAGTAGGAAACGGCGCTGCTGGTCAGGGTCTGCCCTGCCACCATTTCTCGATATTTCGTCGTCATGCTTTAGCCTCGCGCATAGACTTTGGACACGCCGACCGGAATGGCTGACGTGAAGGTGATCGTGTTACCTGAAACGCTGTACTGGTCCGTCGCCTGAAATGCGCCGTCGAAGTGCACAAGCACTGCCGCGGCCGATGTGTAGGTCTTCGAGAGCGCCAGCGTCGTGGTTGTGCCAGGTATGAAATTCGTGCCGGCGGTGAAAATGTCTTCGACCGGATCAGCAGGGATATACGGCGCGCTCACCACATCGGGCGGGGCATCGGATGAAACCTGCGGATAGCCGACTGGCGCCGGTGGATCCTGATCCTGCTGGAGCAACGAATAGGGAACCTGTGCATCGATCAGCGGCGTGTAATCGGTCTGCGTAACCGGCGTCGGCGTTCCACTGCCGCCGGTGCGCTCGAACATGGCAAGCAGGAAAGCCCACCATACCTGCGTCACCCGGCCGCCCTGATCGAGGAACGGCACACCCGGATTCGGGATGTTGCTGTTCGTGGCGTTACTCACGTGCGCGCCCTCGACACGTCAACCCATGCGCCATTCAAGGCAGTTTTCACCGGCGCCGACCACGACAGTTCGAACACGCGATCGCGCGCGTAGCCGAGCCGCTGGAACTGGATGGAGGTCAGGTATTCCCCGACCTTCCCTAGCGAGCCCTGCACATAGTTTCCCCAGCTACGCCCGCGGTCATCGCTCCAACGCAACCGGATTTCTGGCTCGGCAGAGTCATCGGGAAGACCGTTACCGACTTCCATGTCGGCGATGAACTGGCGGAACATCACGCGGTTACCGTCGGCGCCGAGGATATGCGGGAACGCGCGCACGTATTCAATCGTGGCGCCGTTGTCCGTGTAGTTGTTCTGGTCGAGCATGTAGACCATGCCCGTCTGCCAGTCGCCGACGAGATTCCGGCCGCCGTTGAACGAATGGCAGTTCATGCGATGCCGGCTGAACGTGCCATCGGCTTCGAGAAAGCCGCGCTCCGCCCATTGACCGGTCACCACATCAAAGCACCACGTGGCGTTTGCGGTCGGGAACGTCAGCACATAGAAGGCGTGGCCGCCCTGCTGATACGAGAAGCCGATCGCATCATCGACGCGCGAATACCCTGCCAGCGCCTGCTCGATCGAATGCGTCGAGATACGCTCAGCCATATAGTTGCGGCCGGCAAACACGACGTTCTGCCCTTGCAGATCGCGCCCGAGCCAGAACAGCGCAAGGTCGATCTTCGCGACTGAATGTTTCGCTGCGCACCCGTGCTCGATGAACACGCCCGGCATGCGGCCGAACGTGAAGTCAGTTGCGCCGGTGTTGTACCAGACCTCAGTCGTCAGCTCGCCGAACAGCCACACCTCACGGTGCATCACCGCCAACGTGACAAGGTTGTCCGAATAGGTCGATTTGGACGCAATGTCGAGAGAATCGAACGCAACGCTGTCGAAGAGCGAGATATAGAACTGAGGCGTGCCCGGCCGGTTGAACAGAAAGTAACCGTCGACCAGATCGACCTTATCTGCGCCATAGAATGCGGGGTCACTGACAGCCGTCATGACATTCGTCGCGAGCTTTACCGTGAAGCCGCTCACGGTGCCGTCGACAATGAACAGGTCCGTCCCGTTGTCTACCATCGAAACCGGACCGGCGGACGACGTGAGCACGCCGATCTGGGTGTAGACGTTCGCCGATGTCACCGAATACACATTGGCGCCGACGACCTCATAGCGCTTGCCATTGCTCGCCGTGTAGATGCCGCGCGACTCGCCCGCAACCGGCGGCGTCGAGACGAGCGTCAGGCCCGGCGTCGGGTAATAGGTGAACGGACACGGTGCGTCCTGCGGGTTCGCCTCGGCATAGAGGTTCACGCAGCGCTGAGCCTCGGCGATCACGCTGCGCGTCTGGTACGCGCCGGTTGTGAGCGGGACTCGCATCAGTTGCTCGAGTTGTCGCTGTAGATGTTGTAGCGCGATTTCGTCATCAGACCGCGCGGCATCGTCAGGGACGGAATCTGCGTGTTCATGCGCT